GTTTCCAGCCGCGTGAACAAGATCACCGAACACGAGAACGTCGCGGCCGTGCGTGCCGCTGGCTGGCAAATACACGTCCACGGCTGGGGAAAGATGGCGAACGGCCGCTGGGAATGTCGGGTTGTGGATCTGAGCTAAGGGGGAGTTATGCAGCAGACGATCATTGCACCAACCAAGTCAGCCGTGGATTCGCCCGCTTTCATTGTCCAGCGCGCGGCATCGGTCTGCATCGCCATGTTCACGGCAGACGGCAAGCGTCCGAAGGATACGCCTGCATTCTCACTCGTGCAGGTAGCGGGCGGCCCGTGGCCGGGCGAGTTGCCGGAGGTAGTGCTGGCGCCTATGCCGCTCATCTGCACCATTACGGACGTTCACTGGATCGCGCCGACCTACATCGTGCGCAAGGCCGCAACAGACGAAGCAATCGGCGTGTTACTGGAAACCTAAGGGGAAACCATCATGGCGAAGGGCGATGCGGAAATGGCGGCGCTGGTTGCCGCAGTAGATGGGGACGTGGAGTTTGAGATTGATTTGGGCATCTTGGTAGGCCGGTTGCGCGCGAAACAGGAGCGGGCAATCCGTGACCAGGAGGCCGCGACACTGCTGCCGCTGGGGTGGCGCGTAGTGGCCGAAAGGTTCGACGTGAGCAAGGCCACGGTCTACAACATGAATCAACGCGCGCAGTCTAAGCGTAGGCAAGTAGCCTAGACAAAATCAGCGGACTATCTGAAGCCGGGCAGACCAATAGGAACCCGGCAATGGCACTGATGAGGCAATTCGATTCCGGCGCCACGCGGAATCTTGACGAATCCAAGCTGGACTTTGAGGGCTTCCTCAGTCCGCTGGTGCTGGAACGGTTCGCCGAGTACATGCACAAGCATCGCCAGCAGGCGGACGGCGTGCTGCGTGATAGCGACAACTGGCAGAAGGGCATCCCGCAGGTTGCCTACATGAAGTCCGGGTTCCGTCACTTCTTCGACTGGTGGAAGGAGCATCGCGGGATCGAGACGCAGGAAGGTTTGGAAGAAGCCCTGTGCGCCCTCCTGTTCAACGTGCAGGGCTATCTGCATGAGCATCTGAAGGCGGAGCAGACCGACAGCTATCTGGACGGTCTGCCGAATGGCATCTGGATGCTGGGCTCGGCGGTTGGTGGCTACATGGACCCCGCCGACGATGACGACCTCGGCCTGAAAGCTGGCGAAGCATTCGGCACGGGGCGCGACTGATGCGCCTCCTGACGGTCGATATCGAGACCTTGCCGCACGAAGGCTACGTATGGGGCCTGCGTGACCAGAATATCGGCCTGAGTCAGCTAAAGAAGGCGGGCGTGATCGCATCCTTCGCGGCCAAGTTCCACGGCCAGCGGACGGTCTACCACGCCGACATTCACGACGGCGAAAAGGCAATGCTCCGGCAGGCGCACGAGTTGCTTGCAGAGTCGGATGCGGTCATCGGCTACAACAGCCAGCGGTTCGACGTTCGGTGGTTCAAGGGGCAGTTCGCCAAGCTGCGGATGCAGCCGATCAAGCCGATCAAGCATATCGACCTGCTGAAAACGGTTCGCTCCGAGTTCTACCTCCCCAGCTACAAGCTTGAATACGTGGCCCGGTTCTTCGGCCTCGGCGGGAAGGTTCCCACAGGCGGCTTTGAGCTGTGGAGGGACTTCGCGGACAACTGCCCGAAGGCTCGCCGGAAGATGCGCAAGTACAACATCGGCGACGTAAAGCTCACTGAGGAGCTTTACGACTTCCTGCTGCCATACATCAAGAACCATCCGAACGTTGGCGTGTTTGAGGGCCGCCAGTGCTGCCCCAAGTGCGGCGGGGAGCGGGTGCAGAGTCGCGGTGAGTACGTCACCCGAGACAAGGCTTACCCGCAGTTCCAATGCCGAACCTGCTTCACCTGGCTGTACCAAGTCGCCGGGAAGTTGCAGGAAGGCGTGCAGCGCATGAGGTCAGCCGCATGACCTGCCACAACATCGACGCATGGGCGCAGCAAGCTGGGGGTGGGTAAATGAATACGATTGCTGGGGCGGTTTTGCTGGCGGCTGGCATTTTGACGAACGCGGCGTTTAGTTGGGTGCTGGCCGTCGTTGGCGCTTGGCTGCTGATCTTCGGAGACGACGAATGAACCGCCTCAAGCAAGCATGGCTGGCGCTGTGCGGGAAGTTGGAGCCGGAGGTGCGCTATGTGCCCAACCCGGCCGAGTGGCGCAACTTTTATCGCGCCGCGTGGGTCCGGGCGCGCGCCGGTAAGTCAGGGATCATCCGCTCCACGGTGGAGGAATACTTCCACTCATGCGAGCAGGCCCACGCCACGCATCCTGGGATCGCCGTCACTACCGTAATCGGCTTTGAGATTGACGGCCGGACATTCATTGCGCCGGGGGCAGTGAGGGCCATAGAGGTCCAGCCCAAGCCCAAGGTAGCCAAGGGGAAGCGCAATGGGCAATGAGGTCGAGAAGATCATCGCCGACCTCCGCGCGGTCTATCGCGGCAAGGCTGACGACGGCCCCGACTTCGATGCCCGAGCTGGCGCGTGGTGGTGGGGGCAGACAGACGAGGAGTTCGCCTACGCGGTCGGGTCCGCTGACCTTGTTTCGTCCGACCCGATAGCCAAGCACCTGTACCTGTTTAGCCGCGCTGGCGACTTGGCGGGCGATGAGGCCATCTCGGCACTGGTCGCGTGGTGTCACGGGACGGCCGCAGAGACGGCCTGCACGACGGGCGGCCCGCGTGGGCGTCCTCGTGTGCTGATTGATCGGGAGTCTCGCTGGTGGCGTCAGGCGGGCCAGGATGGCGCGGCTCTGGCGATGTGGGGTGACGTTGGCTACATGGGCGACGCCTTCCGCGAAGCCATCCCCGGCATCAACAAGCGGTGTGCCAAGTATCGCTGCGGCTCGCAGGCATACAGTCGCGTCCGTGACTACGTGGAGCGCGAGGCGAAACACCTGATTGACGAGTTCAAGCGTGATCTGGAGATGGTTCTGGTTGGGCGCTATGACCCCGGATTCCGCCATCGTTGGGAAGCGCGCACTGGCAAAGCGTTCGCCGGAGTCCTTACCTGATATGGGCAAGGGGCCGCACCTGTCACACTGAAATCTTGGGGTGCATTGCATCCCGCCCCGCCTCAGAACCACTTACGGCGCTCGCTGACGAGCAGCCCCGGCCTACTGAGCGACCGCCCAAAGCGTGCGGGGCGAACATTCAACCGGAGCCGACCATTGACCACCATCGCATTCTTTCAGGGTGTGATGGCCGCTGACACTCAGGCGACGTGGGCGGGCAACAAGACCCGCTGCCACAAACTGTTCCGCCTGCCCAATGGTGGCGTGATGGGCGGCTGCGGGACTGCTGACGAAATCAACCGGGCCTTTAACTGGCTGGCGAAGGGCGCGAAAGGCAAGCCGCCGAAGATTCCGAATAGCTCGCTCCTAATCGCCAATCCGGACGGTCGGGCGTATTCGGTCACGGACAAGCATTGGACGTGGGTCGAGGAATTGGGCCCGGCTGCCATTGGCTCAGGGATGCAGGCTGCGATATGCGCCATGCGTCACTTTGAGGCGAGCGCAGAGGAAGCCGTCCATGCGGCGGCATCCGTGGATACCTACACATCGGCTCCGGTCGAGACGATGGCCGTGGAGCCCAAGCGTGCGCCTAAGCGACGCCCTGCTAAGTCTCGCTGAGTCAGACGGCGACCCGGAGGTGTTCTCCGTGGCCGTGGTGTACGAGACGCGGGAGGGTCAGTTCAGCGCGTTGCTGAACATCCCGAGCGGACTAAGGGCCTTCGCGCAGGGCATGGCGGAGATTGCGCTGGGGATGGCGCATGACCCCGCCCAAGGAACGCACTGATATTTGCTTAGGTAGCTCAGAAGGTTAGAGCAGCGGCCTGTTAAGTCGCGTGTCGCTGGTTCGATTCCAGCCCTGAGCGCCAGTTTTGCTTGCGGCGGCTGAAAAGCTACGACTGCGCAGTCTCCGCCCTAGTGCGTCCGGTTTAGGACAATCCGGGCCGCAAGCGATTTATCCAAGGGGATCACATGGACTGGCTACAGCTCGCCCTACCGCGATCAAGGCGGTATGAGCAGCTTCGCCTAGTCGCATACCTGTGTCCTGCTGGCGTGTGGACCGTGGGCTATGGGGCGACTGGCCCCGGTATCGGCCCCGGAACCACATGGACCGAGGAACAGTCAGAAACGAACCTGCGCGACCGCTTCGTCAAGCTGGGCGCGCGGATTGATGCGCTGGTGCTAGTCCACCTAGAGCCGCATCAGATGGCGGCCCTGGCGCTATTGGCCGACAACATCGGCATTGAAGCGTTCCGCAAGTCCACGTTGCTGTGGCTGCTGAACTCTGGTGACTACAAGGGGGCGGCAGCCCAATTTGCCCGCTGGAATCGCGGCGGCGGAAGGGTGCTGCCGGGATTGGTTAAGCGACGGGCCGATGAGCGCGCCCTATTTGAAGGGCATGGCTAATGGCAATGGACTGGTCAGTTATCGGCTTAGGGTTGGCGGGCATCGTTCAAGGTGTCGGCGGCTACTTCATCGGCAGGGGCAAGCGTGACGCTGGCGACGCTATGTCGGGCGCCGAGACTGAGCTCTACAAGACGCTGCGGGTCGAGATTTCCGCGCTGCATACCGAGATTGTCCGCCTGCGTAGCTACGTGAGCAGGCTAGAGCGTGCATTGCGTGAGGCGGGGCACGAGCTGCCTCCGCTGGAAGATATCAAGGTTGGGGGGTCGGACTGAGTCATGGGCGGCCTACTTCTCATCCTGGTGATTTTCTACCTCTTGGCTGACGACGAGTAAGCACATGCGCCTGATCGCAATCCTTCTTGCCTTGCTGGCCGGGGGTTGCGTAGAGGCGCACCCGTCCGTAGACCCGCGAGCCTTCGCGCTACGGCTGGAGACTGACAGGACGATTTGCGGTGCCACAGCAGTAGGCCCGGACACTATCGAGACGGCGGCCCATTGCATGGCCTTCCCGCTGGCAACGATCAACGGCACGCCTGCCAAGGTGGTGCGGAGCTGGGCAACCGGCGTGGATCGGCTGCGGGTGGTGGTGTCTGGCATTCGGTTCGATACGTGGGCCACGCTGGGTACGCCGCAGCAGGGCGACCACGTGCGGTGGTGGGGCCAGCCGCAGGGCGCTCCGTTCGTGCTGAGGGAGGGCGTCGTTGTGGCGATCTTCCCCGATGGCTTCCTGCTTGACGCCACGATCTGCCACGGCGATTCGGGAAGTGGTTTGTTCTCGGAGTCCGGTGAGTTGGTGGGCGTTATCAGCTTCATGACCGATGACAAGGGCTGCACGTTCGTTGGTGCGCGCTAAGGAGATTCGCTGAATGTTTGGTTCACTTCTTAAGGCGGCTGCTGCCGTCATCACGGTTCCGGTGTCGCTCGCTGCGGATGTTGTGACGATGGGCGGCGCGATGACCGATCAGGACCGCCCCTATACGGCGGAAGCCCTGAGTGACCTGATTCAGAACCTCAAGGACGCCACGAGTCCCGAATGACCATCCTCCTGGCCCTACTGCGCCGCTACTGGCTGCACATGGCCGTGGTGGCAATCGTGGGCCTGCTGGTGTGGCGTCACGATGCGGCCGTCTACGACCGAGGCGCCCGTGACGAGCGCGCCAAGTGGCTGACCAAAGAGAACGCCGCGCTAACGCAGGCCATCGCGGACAACGCCAAGGCGAACGACGAGCGCCGGGCGGCACAGAAGGAAGTGGACCGGCTGGCAACCCTGCCGCCAAAGGTGATTGAGCGTGTACGGACGAATCCTAGCCGGTGTGTTCGGCCTGAGCCTGTTGCTGACGCTTCCCGCGTGCAGGTCAATGCCGTTAACGAAGCCATCCGAAAGGACGCCGTGCGCTGAGTTACCCGCGCCACCTGAGAGTAACGACGAGGACGCCTGGATCATCTGGGAGTCCCTAGTGGTTGAAGCCTACGGGCGCTGCGCGCTGAGGCGATGAGATGGGCCTACTCGATGAGTACCGGGCCAGCCTGCTTGCCTCGGCTGCACAGGCGCCGGGATTTGATGAGGTCAGGGCTGCACGGGATCGGGCGCACACGCTAGAGCAGCAACGGTTGCTGGCGCTGGATGAGCGCCGGGCATATGCGCGTGAGGTGGTCGAACGTGACCCTGTGCGGGGGACGCTGGCGATGATGATGCTGGCTCCGGCCGAGCAGGCATACAAGGGCGTTAACCACCTGATGGGGCGCGAGGTGGGGCGGTCGGGATTCTTTGCCCCCTTCGCCAACATCGGCGCCGCCTACCAGGGCGCGCTTGAGGGGATGGCGATGCGGGGCAGGAAGTGATGGCAGAGATAGATGGCGCGCGGGTGATGTTGGAACGCGTTGATGCTGGGCGGATTTTCTCGGTGGTTGTGAGCGAAGACCGCAAGACAGCAAAGCTCTACGAGGAGTGCGACCGCTACTTCCACGAGACAGTCACCAAGGATGAGTTGGCGCAGCTAGGGCGCGAGCTAATCCATCTGTCTAGGGATATGGAATGAGCTTCGTTAGGGATGACGAGCGGGCCACGGACGGCCCACCTTTTAGGGATTAGTGAATGTCGGGCAAGGGACACGCGCCACGCCCTTACAGCGTGAAGGCGGACGTTTACAGCGAGCGGTACTGCGCAACCTTCGGCCACCGGCCTAGGGGTGATGGGCAGTGCAAGAACTGCGGAGCCAAGGCGGAAGCCAGCTCTAAAGTAGAGGCAGATAGAGATGGCGGGCAAAGGACAGCCCAAGACGGGCGGACGCAGCAAGGGGACGGCCAACAAGGTCACGGCTGACGTAAAGGCGATGGTGCTGGATGCGTTGGACCAGGCGGGCGGCGTTGCCTACCTGCTGACCCAAGCGCAGAGCAATCCCAATGCGTTCCTAACGCTGGTGGGCAAGGTGCTGCCGATGACGGTGGCGGGTGATCCAGATGCCCCGCTGACGATCCAGGCAATCGAGCGTCGCATTGTCCACGCTAAAGATTGATACGGCTGCGGTCTTTGCGCCGCTGCTAGAGCCAGCCCCCTACAAGGGCGCGTGGGGTGGTCGCGGCTCCGGTAAGAGCCACTTCTTCGCCGGGATGCTGATCGAGGACTGCTTGGCCGAGCCGGGCAACTTTGGGGCGGGCCTGCGGTCGGTGTGCTTGCGCGAGGTGCAGAAGGACTTGGCGCAGTCGAGTAAGGCGCTGGTGGAGGCCAAGCTTCGGGACTTCGGACTTGGCGAGCGCGACGGGTTCAAGGTCTTTCGCGACGTGATCCAGACGCCCGGCGACGGGCTGATGATCTTCAAGGGCATGAACGACTTTACGGCCGAGTCGGTCAAGTCGTTGGAAGGGTTCAAGCGGGCGTGGTGGGAAGAAGCGCAGACGGCAACGCTGCACTCGCTCAACATGCTTCGCCCGACAATCCGTGCCGACCATTCGGAGTTGTGGTTTAGCTGGAATGCGCGGCGCAAGACGGACGCGGTAGACGTGATGCTGCGCGGGGCGGAAATCCCCACTGGCGCGGTGGTGGTTAAGGCCAACTGGCGTGACAACCCGTTCTTCACGGACAGGCTGGAGCAGGAGCGACTGGACTGCCTGCGCATGCAGCCGGACCAGTACGACCACATTTGGGAAGGCGGGTATATCTCGCTGGCCTCGGGCGCGTACTTCGCCAAGGTGCTGGCCGAGTGCAAGGAACAGGGTCGCATTAGCTCAGTAGCGGGCGACCCGCTGATGACCACGCGGGCCTATTGGGACATCGGCGGCACCGGGGCCAAGGCTGACGCCTGCGCCATCTGGATTGTCCAGTTCGTGGGCACGCAGATTCGCGTCCTGAACTATTACGAGGCAGTCGGGCAACCCCTGGCGGCTCACGTGGAATGGCTGCGGTCCAAGGGCTACGAGCGGGCGCAATGCGTCCTGCCCCACGACGGCGCGACGAATGACAAGGTGTTCAGCGTCAGCTACGAGAGCGCGCTGCGGTCGGCTGGCTTCGATGTGCGCGTGATCCCGAACATGGGCACGGGTGCTGCGAATGCCCGCATCGAGGCGGTGCGCCGCGTGTTCCCGTCTGTGTGGTTCAACGCGGACACGACCGAGCCGGGGCGCGATGCGCTGGGCTGGTATCACGAGAAACGAGACGAGGCGCGGGGCATTGGCCTCGGGCCTAACCATGATTGGGCGAGCCACGGTGCTGATGCGTTCGGCCTGATGGCCGTGGACTACGCGCAGCAGCCGGGTCCGGCGTCAATGCAGCCCATCCAATACAAGCGGCTTATCCGATGAACCCCAACGGCTTCGCAGAGTTCATCGAGTCAGAGATGAAGCGCGGCGCTACACAGTCTGAGGCCGTCGCTACGGCGTCCGCGCTGGCTGGCCGACCCATCACGCACGCGGAGTTGGTGCAGGCCATGACGGCCCGCCCTGACGTGTTCCCGCCCGCTGTCCACTACAAGAGACTGATCCGTTGACTAAGCGCTTTTGGGAAGTGGTCCGAGAGATTAGGGCCGCACAAGGCGCTGGCATGAGCAAGGCGCGGGCGCTTGCCGAACTGACAATTCTTCAGCTTGACGCGGGGCTGACTCACTCCCTGTGGCCGCTGTGCGCGGCTGGCGAGGACTTGCCAATGCACATGCTGATGGCGCTTGAGTCCATGAAAGAGAAGGAAGCGGCGCGAGAGCTTGCCATCCAGGCCGTCATCAAGGCCGCGTGGGATTCGCTGCCGTTCCTGCCTGAAAACGATGACTACACGAATGCGCCGTTGCGTGCCGCACTAAGGGAACTGGATCAAATCTGATGGCCTACGGCAAGGAAGCTGACAACGCTCGCGAGCCTATCGCCGAGAGCGAACTTGAGCGCATGGCGCGTGAGTTCATCCGCTCCTCGCTGGGCGGCCCGGACTCCGAGATTGCGTCCATTCGTGAGCGCAACGTGCGGGCCTACAACGGCACGCCTGACGGTGACTTCGCGCCCCCGGACATTGACGACCGTTCGACCTACGTTTCGACGGACGTGGCGGACACCGTAGACGGCATGATCCCGCAGTTGCTGGATGTGTTTGTCTCCGATGACAAGGCTGTCGAGTGCGAGGCCAAGAAGCCCGGCCAGCAGGCGGAGCAGCAGGCACGGCAGGCGACTGGCTACCTGAACCACCTGTTCTACGTCCGCAATGACGGCCTGAACGTCCTGCACGACTGGTTCCAAGACGCTGCGTTGCAGAAGATGGGCCACGTCAAGGTGTGGGCCGAGGAAGAAAAGGAAGATTCCAGCGTCACCTATGAGGGGCAGACCGAGGATCAGCTTGCGGCCATCCTTCATGACGGCGCGGAGTTGGCGTCTGAGCCGATGGTGGACGAGTTGGGGATGCTCACCTTCACGGTGAAGCAGGAAACCACCAAGATGGCGTTCAAGGTGGCGTGCGTTCCGCAGCACGAGATGCGCGTTGACCCGAACGCCAAGTGGGGCGACGAGCCTGCCGCTATCGGCGAGGTGCGTCCGAAGCGCAAGTTTGAGCTTGAAGAAAAGGGTTATGACCTGTCCGGCATCGGCTCAGGTGGTAGCGAGTTCAACGCCAACGGCGAGCGTGACGCGCTGCTGGGCGATGCGCGTGGCGAGGCTGACCACGAGCTGCACGAGTCGCACAAGCTCTACGAATACGCCGAGCTGTATTTCCAGATCGACGCGGACGGCGATGGCGTCGCCGAGTGGGTCCAGTTGTGCCTTATCAACGGCGAACTGGTCGCCAACGAGAAGGTGGACGGCCATCCGTATGCCGATATCTGCCTCATGCCACGCGCGCACGCCTACCACGGCGACTGCCCGGCAGACCGCGCCTACGGCATCCAGAAGGAACAGACGAACCTCGCCCGCGCCCTGTTTGACAACGTGTACTTCACGGTCAACCAGCGGACCTATGTCAACACCAACGCCAATGTAAATATCAGCGATCTTCTGGACAACCGTCCGGGCGGCATCGTGCGAGGCCAAGGCGCTCCGGGTGATGCGTTCGGGTCCATCCCGCAGCCGGGCATCCCCGCTGCTGCGTGGCAGATGCAGGAGTGGCTGAAGGTCAATCTGGAGAACCGCACGGGCTTTACGCGGTACTCGCAGGGTATGGACGCCGACTCGCTGAACAAGACGGCGACGGGCATCAACATCATCACGAGCAAGGCGGATATTCGCCTGCGCCTGATGACGCGCTTCGCCGCGCAGGGCATCCGTAAGATGTTCACCAAGCTCCTGAAGCTGGCAACCCAGCACCAGGACGCCGAGGACTGGTTCAACGTCAACGGGGAATGGCAGGCCGTCAACCCGTTTGAGTGGCGCGACCAGTTCAGCATCAAGATCAACGTGGGCCTCGGCCACGGCACCCGTGAGCAGAAGATGCAGGCGGTGATGGCAATGCTGCCGTTGCAGCAGATGGGCGTTCAGATGGGCGTGGTTCGCCCTGAGCACATCGCCAACACGATTCGACTGGCTGCCACGGTCAACGAGTTCAAGAATCCGGACGAGTTCTGCGATGCAGAGCCGACCGGTGCGCTGCCTCCCGATCAGGCCAAGCAGATGCAGGGCCAGATGCAGCAGATGGGCCAAGAGAATGCCCAGCTCAAGCAGCAGGTAGCCAGCAAGGACGGCGAGCTGCAACTGAAGGCCGCCGAGTTGGACCTGAAGCACCAGGAATTGCAGCAGAAGGGGCGCGAGTCTCAGGCCAATTTCATGTTGCAGGCGCAATCGGCCCAGCGTGCCGACCGTGATAGCGAAATCAAGGGTGCCGAATCGGCCCAGCGCATGCAGCAGTCGGGCGACGAGGACGCGCGTATCGACTCGCTGGAGCAACAGGTGGCGATGCTGTCTGCCGCCCTCTCGCAACTGTTCACGCAGCAGCCGTCAGCGGATGACGGGATGGGCATGGACGCCCCTGCTGCACCCCCTCTCTAACGAAGGACTGGCACTGTGACTGCAACCACGCTCATTACCGAACGGCAGACGACCACCTCGGCCACGGTTTCGGTCCCGGCTGGCGCCCGCTACACGTTCGGCCTGTTCACGACCAACGCTAACGGCGTGCCCCCGGCTGCCCATGCGTCGCTTTCGTCCACAGCCCCGACTGGCACCCGTCACTTCTACAGCCTGCGCGGCTGTGAGAAGCCGATGGGCGTAGACGGCCCGGTTGACGTGACGGTGGTCCTGCCGGACCTGAGCTATCACGGCATCAACGTTGGCGTCTATTACCACTCGTAAGGGGCACGCATGAGCCACGAGGCTGTTAAGCCCCGCCTTCGACCGTTACCCCGATCTGGCGACGCCCAGCGGTACGCGCTGGTATTCACCCTGCCAGATGGCCGCGAGTGGGCTGATGAAATCTGGATCACCTCATGCGCTGGGCAGGTTTACGGCCACGCGCAGGAACTGAGTCGCCTCATTAGCAGGCACATCCACCAGTTCAATCGCTGGGTTGGCAAAGAGTTCGCCACGGGACATAACGCATGAGCCATGAAGCGGACGTACTGCGCGGTAATCGGGCGCAGGAAGTTCTAGATAACGAGGTCTACGCGCAGGCGTGGGCCGAAATCGAGCAGGAGATTATCCGCCAATGGCGCGAAGCAAGAAGCCAGCAGGACCGGGAGCAGTTGCACCAGTTGCTCATGATGCACGGCAAGGCGCGGACGGCGCTGGAGTCGGTGATGCGGACGGGGCAGGTAGCGCAGGCCGAGTTGGGCCGCAAGCTGAGCCGCGCCGAGCAGATTGGGCAGGCGTACGGGACGCGCTGGGCCGCCTAGAGCGTGCCGGTAACCCCGTCTGCCGCGTGGCCTTCCCTGGCGCACCTGAGAGCGTCTGGAGCGGCCTGTTTGGCGGCGCCATCGTGATCCAGTCGGACGAGATTTACGCCATTACGAGTGATGGCACGAAACACCCGCTGTAAGGCGGATGCAGGAAGCGGGGCATTCCGTCCCGCCTAACAAGGAAGTTGCATGATTTTGGAAGGTGACGGCCATGACGGCCAGCCGACCGACGGCGAGGTTTCACTTGATGACATTGCTGACGCGATGCTCGGCAAGTCGGACGCGCCGGGCGAGTCGGACGATAGCGAGGAATCCGACGAAGCCGAAGAAGTAGAGGCTGATGAGGAGTCCGAAGAATCAGATGAGGACGAAGCCGAGGAAGAACCCACCTTCACCATCAAGGTGCAAGGCAAGGACGTAACCCTCACGAAGTCCGAAATGATCGAAATGGCCCAAAAGGGTCAGGACTACACGGCCAAGACAATGGCGGTAGCTGAGGATCGCGAAGCCGTGAAGGCCGAGCGCACCAAGGCGACTGAATACCGCCAGCAGCAGGAACAGGCGGCGCAGGAGGCTTCAGAACGGCTCCAGGCGTTGGCGACTTACCTGCAATCCCAGCTTGGCGAACCGCCAGGCATCGAACTTCTGCACACGCAGGGTTCGGACGTGTACCTCGCGCATAAAGAGCAGTACGAGCACCGTAGGGCACAGCTTCAACACGCATTTCAGGCGCAACAGAACGCTCAGCAGGACGCGCAGCTTAAACGCCAAGCGCGGATCGCGGAGCAGGCTGAGGCGACCGAGAAGGCGCTGCGAGACACCCTGCCGGGCTGGAATGACGAAACGCTCAACACCCTTGCCGGGTATGGCCGTGACTTTGGCCTGACTCCCGACATTGCGGGCGAAGCATTCGTCAGCAAGGGCTTCTGGGAAGTGCTGCACAAGGCGAAAGCCTACGACGCAATCCAGGCGCAGAAAGCGCAGATGAAGCCCAAGGCGCAGTTGGCAAAGGTCGATAAGCCCGTTGCCAAGAATCAGACCGGGAAGGTAGCGGAGCGCGCGAAGCGTGAGGCCGCCTTCAACAAAAACCCGAGCGCGGACACGCTCGCAGAGTTCTTCAGATAAGGAAATCTAGCAATGCCTACCAATATGCTCCAGACCTATACGGTCG